ATCAGCGCAAATAGCGTAAACCGCATTGCATTACGGTTCTTGTCGTGGCTCGACTGGCTCAACATATGGTGCAACAAAATCTTGTGTGTCGTAGTCGTAAATAAAACCCGGGCCTGCATAAGTTTTGTCAGTTGAGTTAAAAAAAGTTTCAACCCAAGTGCCTGTGTAGCGTTCGGGGTTTGCGTCTAAAAATTCTTGTGTTACGCAATGAACTTGGATTACAACATTATCGGCGTTTATTTGTGCAAAGAATTGTCGTTCCATAGTTAAACCTTAAACCTGACATATACGACGCCTGCCGCGCCTGCGCCGCCTGTTGCTGACCCTGCGCTTCCGCCGCCGCCTGCACCGTAGTTCACACCTGCATTACCTGTGCCTGAAGATTTGCCTGCAACACCACCGTTACCAGCCGCACCGCCCGCGCCTGTGCCACCGCCAGCGCCGCCAGCACCCGCATAATAGGTTGCGCCAGTAATAAAACCGCTTATATCTAAACCATTTCCGCCAGCACCACCAGTTGTTGTAACTGCGTTACCGCCTGCACCGCCAGCACCGCCACCGCCACCGTGCGCCGAACTTGCACCGCCTGAATCAACTGTTCCCTGACCACCTGAATTACCATATAAAGGCGTGGCTGCAACATTAACAACTGTTCTTGCTGCGCCACCACCATTACCACCGATTTGACCTTGTTTGGTTGCGCTATTAGTATCAGAAGTTGAACCGCCACCACCACCAGCGATAGCAAGAATTGAACCAATCTTGCTTTCAGAACCGCTAACGCCACGATTAATTGTTGCCCCACCTGCGCCGCCTGCGCCGACATCGACTGCAAAAGTTGCCGCTGCAAGATTAAGTGTTATGAAATTTGTTGGCGAAGTTACTGCACCACCACCGCCGCCACCGCTACCGCTATAACCTGCTTCAGGGCCGCCTGCGCCTGCACCGCCACCAACAAGCAACACATCAAATAAACCTGCTTTGGAAACGACCAAGTTTGCGTCAGTTGAAAAAGTTAATAGCGTGTAATTTACGCCGCCAACCGTAATGCTCGATGAACTACCGCCTGTAGCCGTGCCATACGCGCTGCCGCCACCTAAGTTAAAAAAAGTGAAAGTAGACGCCGACAAAGCAAGTAAATAGCCGCCCCCATATTGCGCCAAAGTTAAACTACCTGAAGTGTTTACTGTTACGCCAGCGCCAGCCGTAACAACGGTCGACCCTGCGCCTTTGTTAGAAATTTGGATAACGTCGCCCGTTACAAAAACACTATTATTAACTGTAATAGTTGTGCTGCCTGCATTGTTCATAATGACCCGCTTGTAACGGTCATTGTTAACTAGAACGTAGTTTGCTGTTACGTCGTTAATAGGCAAATTTTGCCCGTCGTTTAATTGCGCTGCAGTTAATACAGCCCCAGAAACATAAGGATAAGGCGTAGCCATAGTTCGCAGTCTATCCTAAAACGTTTTCCGCGTCTAGTATCCCGTAAATAGCGTCGTCTAAAATCAGTTCGTAAACGATAGTTGTAGGCGCAGTAAAAAACGTAACGCTATGGCCCGTGCTTAAATCTAAAGCTATTTCGATACCTTCTACGCTTAATTCTTGCGCCAGTTCGGTAGTGCCTACCCCGCTGGTAAAAGTTTTTTCTATTGTTATTGTGTCGCCTATATCGACTACGGCTAGCGCGTCCCGCTGGGCTGTAGTCAACATATTAAACGACGTGCCAACAGACGTATAGCGGGCTTCTGGTTCGCCTTCTAACAAATAGTCGGCCAGGTTAGCGGCTGCCGTGTCATTGTGTAAAAGGCTGTTAGTAATGCTTGTAGTTTGTATGAAATATTTGGCTTGGCTGGCTAAGTCCTCTGCTGTTTGCGGGTTATTGCTACCTAAAATTTGTACTACTGCACGGTTTATAACCTGGTCAGCTTCGAACGTTATACCTAAAGCATTGTATTTAATGTTTGTGCCGTCGTCGTGAAAATCAGCTACTGAAGCGCTAAGCGTGTTACCTATACGCGGCTGAAATGTTAGGTCGCCGTCGCGCGACATAAATAGGCGGCCTTGTTCGGCGTCGTTAATTTGGCTGCAATACGAAAGCGCGTTAGTACCTTGCGGGACAGTAAACGCAGCCGCGCCGCCTAACGTTTGTGTACCTGTCGAAATATTGCGGGCCGCTGCTGGAAAATTGACTTCTGGTAAATCTAAAACAGCTTCTAAACGTGCGTCAGTTAATTCCTCGCTTACGTTATATTCGTTTAAAAATGTTTGGCTTAACAAATAAAAATCGTCAGCGCAAAAAACCGTAACCGTATCTAAAATTCCTAAACCAAAATTATAATTATAATTTATAACGTAACCTCTAAAAAGATATTCGGCTGCGTTAGTGCTGTCGTAGCGCACTAATTCGACTTTACGCATAGGCGCTAAACCTGGCTGCGCTAAAGCCGTGTCAAAATATGGGCTGTTTTCATCGAACGGGTTAAATATGCCGCTGGTATCGCTAAGGGTAAATGACATAGTGCCAGCGCCAAACTGGTCGCCTATGTCCTCGCGGCCACGCTTTACCCGTACATTTATGCAACCGTCTAAAACTGCAGCAAAATTAGTAGTACCGTCTAAAACGTATTGCGTATTATCTAAAACGCCTGCTGTAGCGTCGTCGAGTGTAAAGCCGTCTTGAATAAAACCAGTGTCTATAAACAGTTCGTAATTACCCGAACCGACAACAGCTACGCCAGCCATTACGCGATTTGCAACTGCAACGGGCCACTAAGACGGTTATAGGCCCGTAGCGCGTCGTTAATAGCTTCGCCTACTTCGCCTTTAGTAGCCAGCTGACTATTTACGTTTATGGTTACGTTGCCTGAAGGCTGGCCTTTGTCTGTTGGTGCGCCTACCGGTATAACGCTAGGCATAGTCGGCGCTGTCATTGTCGGCGTTGTGCTAATCGCGTTGTTAAAGCCGCTGCTAATGCCTTTAACGTCAGCAAGGTTTATACCTTTTTTACCAAGCTTGGCTTGCGCTATTGCCATAGCCGCTTCAACGCCTGCTAAGTATTGTTGGGCGTTAGATACGCCAGCAGCATAAAATTTACTTGCTGATAAGTTGCCGATAGCTTCGGCTATTGCGTTTGTTTCTTCTACAAGTTTGTTAGCGCGTAAAACGTTTTCACCAGACTTTAAAAGTTCTTTGGCGATAGCTGCGCCGCTATCTATGCCCGCGTCGATTACCTGCTGTAAAGCTTCCTGCGATAGGCCCGTAGCTAATAGCTGTTCTACAAGGTTTGCAAACTCTTTAGCTTTGTCGGCTTGTTTTTGTAGCGCACTAAAAAACGTTGAACCTGCGTCCTCGCCGCCTTCCTCAAAGGCTGCGCCAAAATCTAAAGCGCCTTTAATTACGTCGCTAACTGACTTGTAAAAATCATTAAACGCGTCTTGGGCTTTTTTAAGTCTGTCTTTGGCTGCGTCTAACGCGTCGCCCATTTCTTTTTCTAAAGCTTTAGCGGCGTCTTTTACTGCCTGGCTTACTTTCTTTGCTGCGCCGCTTAAAGTTTTTTCGTCGTCGTCGTCGCCTGCCAGTTCGTCAGCAGTTTTTTTAGCTTTGTTACCAAAACTGTCTAACCGTTTTTCGGCGTCTAAAATTGTTTGGTTTTGGCTAAGTACTGCGCCTTGCAAAACGCTTACTTTGTAGGCGAAACTGTCGAAACTTTTTTCTAGTGCGCTTATGTCTATGAAATCGTCAAAGACTTTAGACATAGTTTTTATAGCGTCTAACGGGTTGCCAGTTAAAAACTGGAATTGCGCTATAAGTACCTGAACTGATTTATAAACGACGTTTGCCATTTTTGCGGCGTTAACAGCAATAAATTTGAAAGCCTTTACTAAACCTTCACCAGCGCTACCAGTTTCGGCTACAGCCTGTTGAAGGCCTTTGCCTAAACCCTGTTCGCCAAACGCTGTTATAACCCTGTCGACTGCTGGCAATACTTCGTCGTTTAAAAACTTTACTAACGTAGAAAAAACCGGTAACAGCAATTCGCCTATTTTGGTTTTTACGTTTTCAAATTGTGCGCTTAAAATACGTTGCTGGTTAGCTAGGCCGTCTGAAGTTCGCTCGAAGTCGCCTTGCGCGTCGCCTGTTTGTTCGTAGATTACTTTTTGTGCCGCTAAAATTTTTTGCTGCGCTGTTAATGCACCGCTACCGCTATATATGCCTAGTTCTAATGCAGCGGCTTTAAGTGTTGCGTCGTTAAGCAAAACGCCAAAACGCCTTAACGGTTCAGCTTCGCCGCGTAACGCAGCGCCAATAGCGTTAATGGCTTCGTCTGGCGTCGTGTTATTGAAACTGGCTAGGTCAGCAGACAACGTAATAAAATCTGTTGTAAACGTCGCTAACTGGTCGCCTGCTAAACCTGCAGCTTTACCAAACGTGCCAAACGTGCCAGCAGCCGCTAAAACTTGGTTTTGACTTTGCCCGATTTCACGCGCAGCAGTTTTAGCAAAATCGGTTACAGCTTTACCAGCGTCGCCGAAAATTACTTTTATTTTGCTTGTGTTTTCTTGTAAATCGCTGGCCGCTTGAATAGCTGGCATTAGGCCTTTAGTGAATACAAGTACCGAACCAGCAGCCGCTATAAGGCCTGGCACTACCGAAGCTTTAAGTATGTCGCCTAACTTGCCAGCTGGCCCGCCAATACCTTTTAAGGCTTGCTGGGCTTTGTTTAAACCTGTGTCGTCAAATGTCGAAGTAATCGGTATGTTAATTGCCATAGCGAACCTTTAACTTTTTATTTAGGGTTTTGGCTACTTCGTCCACAATTCGTTTAACCGCAAATTGCACGGTTTCCCTATGTTGCTGTACAGCTGGGTCTATTGCGCGTGGCTGGCTACCAACTTCGACATTTAAATTATTAACAAAATTAGTGTTTTTTGTTTTAATGCCTGCGTGGTCATATATTGCGCCTGCCGCGTCCGTTTGTTGGGCTACCATAAGTTGGTAAGGCCTAGCTTTAAAAGTTACGCTATGGCTTTCACGCGGGTTATTTTCTGCGTCAAATTTGTCTTTAAATTGAACCGTGCCGCCTTTGCTGGCCCGTCTACCTACCTTAATTTTTAGGCCAGCTTTAGCCGTTTTGTTAGTCCAATAAACCTCGCGGCCTTTAATAAGTTTGCCGCGAACCATACCCGATAAAGGCGGGACGTCGCCTATTAGTTGGCGGGCTGTTGCAATAATTGGCGCACCAGCGCCTTTAATATCTTTAGTTACTTGCCGTCTGTAAACC